CGAGTAGTACCTACGTATGGAACACCACTAAGCAGCTTTACCGGCTTTAGCCCATAGGGGGCATCGACTGTTGGATAAGCCATGATGTTAACCTCTTAACAAAAAATTTAATTACCTTTACCAAAGCTGGTAACTTTTGTGGTGCGCTCGTTGAATAAAGGCATACGAGGGTCGTTTTCGCGCATGAGGTTGTTGTCTACAGATTGCATCTGTGATTTGGTTTGGTGTTCGTAATACTCATTACGCTCCTTAACCATTTCTTCTGGAGCTTTACAAAGAAGTAGCCCGCCCTGAGTTATGTTGCCTTCAAACCTTTCATTGTTATCAGACAGTATCTCTGGGTAGTCTTCTGCTTTTACAGGCTCCCAACCTTCACGTAGTTTTGAGGAGACGTTGCTGGCGTCTGTTACTCCAAGAGTAGAAATACGTACCCAACGTGTCTCATAGCCAGCTTCCACCTCAATACTGGGCAGAACGTCCGGCTTAACCCAATGTCTCTTACGAGACTTAGTTTCGCGGGTGTCGTTGTCTCTCTTGATCCTATTCTCAGCCATTATCAATTTCCTCGTTCTAATGCAGCCATTTGTTTGGCGTATTCTTGGGGAGTTATACCTAGACGTTTAGTTAATGCTATTTGGGTTGCGTTTAGTGTGACCTTCTTAGGGCCTGTGCTCCGCGTAGCGGGTGCAACCACATTAGACTGACGTTTCGGTTTTCCCTCCTCAAGATCCACGGAGTCTTCAAACTCCTCGGGAAATACTTTTCGCATACGAGCATCAATTGTCTCGTAGTATTCATCCGATTTGGGGCTAACCCCGGATTTTATTAACCTGTCGTGAACGGTTAAGGCAACTTGCCTCATACCTACGTCTTGTGTAAACCAAGGATTGTCTTTTACCCATTCCGCAGCCCGTTCATCAAGGGGTTCTGGAGTGACTTGTACCGGAGTTTCTTCTTCTTGTAAAGGCTCCACTTCAAAGTTATCTAACTTATCAGAGCGTATTTTCGCAGTGGTTAACGCTTCTTGTGCGTCTACGACACGATCTGCGTCCCCTGCTTCGTAGGCTTCAGCATACGCCTGCTTAGCAGCCGCTAGTTCAGCCTCTGTGTTTTTCTTGGCCTGCTCTAATAAGATCTCTTGGTTCTTATTTACAGTACCCTTTAGCTCCCTGTTCTCGTCAACAAGACGTTGAGCTAGCCGCTCTAGCTCTTGTCGCTCTCGTTCTGCTGCCTCTTTCGCCCGTCGCTCATCATGGTAGCTCTTGCTAAAATGCTTGAGTCGGTTCTGTACCTTCTTAGAGTACTCCTCCAACTCTTCATCTGTAACATCACTTGGTGGCTCAGAAGGCTTACGGTTCCTATCAGCTTTCGGGGTATCATCGACAACTTCGATCTCAATATCTTCTTCCGCCGCTGCAGTCTCCACTTCAGATTTGTTAGAAGTATCTGCATAGTCGTCGGCGGTCTTTTTTCCTGACAAGTCGATTTCCATTGCATCGGAACTCTCCACTTCTATATCAGTGGTTTCGACACTACCATCTTCAGGGAACTCGTACTCTACTTTTTGAAACGGCATGATCTACTCCTTAAACTCTTTGAATACCACGAGGATCTGGTACAACAGCTTCAATAGAATCATCATTCATTAGACGATACTCATTGCCATCTATTGAAAACCTAGTACCCGTATTAGCACGGAACATCACGTAGTCCCCTTGCTTACACCACGGGCCATCTGGGAATCGGTCTGCGTCAGAGTAGGCTTGGTCGCCCATATCTAACACAAGCCCGATAATCGACATGACTTGTTCGTGGTTCTTTGTGGTAACAGACTTAAGTAGTTCACTGCCATCAAAGGTCTCTTCGACGTGTGGCATAGCAATCAATATCCTATAGCCCACAGGCGTAGGTAATTGTGCTTCAAACTCTTCTTCAGTAACGGTTGCCTGTGCAACATCACTCATCTTCGTACTCCAAATTGCGCGAGAGGTCTTCTATATATTGCAAACAGGTTTCGAGACCCCGAACCAAACCTGTGGTTTCCTTATACATGGCGAAGTCTTTAGCTCCCCCTGCAGTAAGAAATTCTATTGCTGAAGACTTATCGCCTTCGATTTTTTCTTTAAGCACGTCTAAGACGGTTTTCGCCACTATCTCTCCTTGTCCCTATTTTCTTGTATTGCTTTTATAACGTCTAAGTCTGCCTTAGCGTTATCTCTACGGCGTTCTGCGGCCATCTTGACCCCAGCCTTTCTAGCGTCGATCTGCATTTCTTGTTGTTCTATCTTCAACTGCTCTGCGTCGATCATCGCGTCCGCTTGGTCTTTCTTAGTTTTTCTTTGTAATTCAGCAGCTTGCAACTGCGCATCGGTCTGATCCTTCTGCATCTTACGCTGCACTTCTTGCTGCTTGACCTGCAGTTCTGCTTGCTTTAACTGTATAAGCGGATCTTGAGCTTGCTGTTGCGCTTGCTGTTGCGCCTGTTGTTGCTGACGCGCCTGTGTGATCTGCTGCCCTGCCTGTGCCGCCAAACGAGCCAGATTCAACTCTACCTCTTCTGACAGTTCTGCATTCGGTGCGGGTAGCGGTGCGCCTAACTTCTCCTCCATCTGCTTGCGGTACAAGAAGCCGGTGTGTTCTGCGATGTGCGCCTGTAAAGACGCCATGATTCGCTGCGCTTGTGGGTTCTGCCCTAACATCTGAGCAATCATTGGGTCTTGCATAAACGCCGTGTGCGTTGCGATATGCGCTTCGTGGTCTTGATATATAAACGCTTTCAGCGGCTTACCGTTCAGCGCGGCCATATTCTCACTTATAGGATCAGTAGGCTTGGCGTCGTCTTCTGTCGGCACCAGCTTATCTGCGTTCTTAATACCCAACACTTCAATCATCTGCCGATGTAGCTGTGGTAGGTCGTATATCTGAGGTGCAGACTGTGACATCTGCAACACTGCCTGATACTGAACCACACGCTGAGCCATCGTAGAACTATTTGGATCACTGACAGGGATCACGTCCACCATCATGTAGTCCATCTGGCGAGCGGTTACCTCTCCACGTATCGGCTCATACGCATACTCAGCAGGGGCATACTCGGCCATGATCGCCTTGAGTAGCTTAAACTCCTGCTTCATGGAGTAGTGAACACGCGCCTGTACCGCAGCCATCGGCTTCAAGGTACGCTCTAAGAGCGCCAGAGTGGTGCCCACAGGGGCGTTTGCTGACATGTCCGAAATATTCATGTCGCTAATGGCACCCAGCCTACGGCCTTCCTGCGTAATCTTATCTAATAGTGCGAGCAGGGTCTGGCTTGGCTCCTTGTATGGGAGCGGCATGATGTTGTCACGGATGCTGCCTGACGGCACATCTACATCCTTAAACTCTCCCGGCTCTATCGGTACGTCATCGCCCTTTATGCGTAACCCGCGAGACTTCAGACCTCCGGGCAAGTTAGACAGCGTACCAGCGTCTACAAGCTGTCGTATGATGGAGGTGCCCGCCTTAGCGTACCCCCCTATTATATGGATCAGACCTAACCCGTAGAACCCAAATCCCGGCACGTATGCGTAGTGTACGAAGTGCTGACGCTTGAGCATCAGTGGATCTTCTTCGTTCCAGTTACGGCGTATGGCTAGTATCTCACCTGTCCCACGCTCAATAGTTACGACGTAAGGCTTAGCGATCTCCTCATCATCCTCATCGACACCTTCTATAATAATGTCGGCATGAATCTCGTAGATGGCATACCTATCGTCGTCTGTTATGGAATAGCCACCCTCTTCAGCTTTACGCTCTTCTATATCAGTGTGGTAAGGCTGCGGGCTTCCTAGCTCTACGTCTCTGTAAAACCCAGACGCCTGTAACTTCCTAAGCTCGTTCTTGGTCTTACGCATGATGTGCGTAACACGCTCTGCACTCTCTATATTAGACGCACCGTATGGCACGACCACATCTTCGGCTGGAATATATAGTGCGACCTGCCTACCGATGTTTGGGTCAAAATAAACCTTCTTGAACGCACTACCAGCCAAGCCAAGGCTATATAACAGGCGTTCGTGCTCGGGCCTGTACTCCACCATGCGCTCGGTGAGTTCATAGTTCATATCGGCTTTTACGCGCTGCGCAGCTTCATCCTTGTCCTTAGTCTCTTCACCAAGGATCTTTACACGTACAGGGCCAGCGGCAGGGAACGTCTCAGACATAGTTTCCGCTTGGAACCGTATGGCTGCTTCAGCTAGGACTGTGGAGTACACACCACACGCGCCTTCCCACGGCTCGTTGCGCTCTTCATACTTAAAGCCAAGGACATCAAGACCTTTAACGAAGCTATCCGCCCAATCTTTGCGACTGTGTGTATCAGCATCTACCGCACCGATAAGCTCGTCAGACACCTTGTTTAGCACACTGTCATCCAGAACTTCAGCTAGGTTGTCGCCAAAGGCCACCATATCGCCCATGTCGGCATCAGGTATTATAGTTATCTCAACGGAGCCATCGTCCAGAGTCACCATCTCTGGGTCTACAATCTCAATCTCCAGATCTGCTTCGGCCCCAACCTCCTGCTCCATACCCAACGGGGCAGAATACAATCCTTTCTCAATAGCCATCAGTCAGTCCTCAAATTAGTCTTGTGCGTCCGCCTGCGCGGTACCCTTCTGGCATTTCAACATTCTTCTTAAAATACGGCCCAACGGCTACTCTAGGTAGCATTCTCTGAAAGCTCCTAAAGCCCATAAACTTAGATACTAAAGGACTAGCTAAAAGCTCTTGTGCGCTTCTAGCTATATCTTCTTCTGTACCGTCAATAGTCGCATTGTAAGCATCTCGGTACGGTTTAATGTCTAGTTTCTCGGTCTCATCATCTTCATCACTTCCCCGGAACCTATTAGCCGTTGCCATACTGTATGCATATCCGGCTAACAAGCGCGTGCTTTTAGCTAAGTCTTTTTTATTTTGGGACGCCATAACATCTTGAACTCTGTTTAACAGTTCCATATCGGCGTCTGTACCCTCAAAATGCCTATACTCATGTGAAAAAACACGTGGGTTTGCATTTGCCGCTTCTAGGGCGGTTACTGTGTCAGGCTCATATTGTATCTCATACCCCTCAAATCTTTCTTTAAGTCGTTCGGGGTCTGTAACACCTTTGGTTGAAATACCCATTGATGTAAGCCCTTTCGGGCCTATACCCGCTTCTTTAGGGAATGCTTTTAGTCTGGCTCGTGAAGGGTCAATCGTTGAACCTTTCGGCATATAAGGCGCTACTTCCATCTGGAACTCTGCGTCGGCCCCCCGCAAAGAAGCCAAAAAATCCCTCTGTTGTGCTTCAGACATCTTATTCGCTGCCTTAGTAAGCACGGGTTTAGACTCAGGAGACCCTTTAGCGATGTGGTCTTTTAGTTCTTGAATTATAGCCATTAGTAATACCCACCTCTACGCGACTTAAAATATCGCTGCTCTTCAGGCTCGTCTGTCGGTAGGCGTATGAACCCTCCCTGTCTAAAACGCATAAGCGCCATGACCGTGGAGTCAACCAAGTCATCGTGGCTCATAAATGGGAATCCAGCGATTTCTTCAATTACTTCTTCTGCCCACCTCGTAGGAGGCACCCAGCATATACCACTTGCTACAATATCCGCTACTGAGTTTAATCGTGCCAGTTTGTCACCTGACCCTCTGTGTGGTGTGTATTCAGACACGGGTAAGCCCATACGACGCATCTCCTGATACAGCGCCGTACCTGCTGACTTCTTCTCCACTATGAATGCGTCTGGCTCCCACTCCATGTACTCTTCCATAGCCATGTCTTTCAGATCTGGGAACTCTAGGCGCTTCTTTATACTGTTGAGCAGCACTATATTGTACGCATCTACGTCTTCATTCATAAACACACCCCACGTAGTAAGCGCTGTGTAGTCCGCACGGTTGTGGGTCTCGGCTGCGGCGTCCAGTGACATGATTATGTACTCACAACTGGGCGGGTTATCCTGATCCCATATCTGCCACCACTCGCGTTTGACCAATGCGGCTTCTTCTGCGGTAGGTTCTTGCTGGTATTGCGCGTTCCACTGGAATGTAGGCATGGATGCCTTGGTACGCAGCAGTGCTTCTAGGTCAAAAAACTCAGGCCACAGCGGTTTCTCCACTATCTCGCCCGTTTCTTCGTCCTCTATGTCCAAAATTGCAGGAAATTCTACGATTTCATACTGATCTGCCCGCTCATTCTGCCCCATATCCTTGGTTACGCGCCCAGTTAGGTCATCCATGTGCCATCTGGTCTGAATTATGGCTACACGACCCCCCGGCATGAGACGAGTACGCGCTCCAAACGTGAACCAATCGTATGCTTTGGCAAAAACCTCGAAATTACCGTTGATTACGTCCTGTTCTGAGTGCGGATCGTCCACTAAAAGCAAGTCCGCGCCCCGTCCGGCGATGGATGAGCCAATTCCACAGGCGTAATACTCTCCGCCAACGCTTGTGTTCCAACGTCCAGCCGATTTTGAGTCTACCGCTAGCTTCACAGTGGGGAATATCGTCGCATACTCGTCCGTTGCAATCAGATTTCGCACCTTCCGACCAAAATCTACCGCTAGATCGGTGGTGTGGGACACCATCATCACCTTCTTGTTCGGGTTTCTCCCTAAAAACCACGCTGGGTACATGATAGACACGAGGTTTGACTTCCCATGTCGAGGGGGAATGTTCACGCATATACGATCTTTGTTACCTTGCTCAATATCCATGAGCATGTCGGCTAGTATTCTGTGGTGTTTACCGACAATAAAGTCGGGCTGCATACGTTTGCAGAACTCTATTAGGTCATCGTAGGCTGCTTGGTTGCGCCTACGTGCATCTAACTCGTCAACAAGTCGATCTATCTCAGCTACTTCTTCTGGCGTATATACATCCAAGTTATCCAGCATCTGCTGGATCTCCTCTTCAGTAAAATCGAAGACAGCTTCAGTCATCGTACTCGTCGTCTAACCCCGCTATTTCTGCTTCGACATCTATAGGTGAGGTGTCTATGACAACAGCATCTTCAATATCGTCTTCAGGGTTGACCAGTTTTTCTAATTTAGACCGTAGCTTTGCGCGTAGGTCGTCAGTTGACTGATGCGTTATTGTAACTTCTGACTTCTCAGCAAACAATCCCACGTCTGAAATCTTACCCAGTAACTCTAATGCACGTATGCGTATGCGCGGGTCGTCGTTCTCAGACTCCAGCAGTAGCTTATTTGTGACTAGGTGCCGTATCTGAGTAGCGCTTTCCGCTACAGAGTGGCCGAACTCGTTGAGTATGTGGTTAGTAAGTACAAGAGATGCAGGGGTTAGAGTAGCTGCACGCTTAGTTGTTACTTTTTTGGACGTTGTTTCGGGGTCATCTGCATACGCAGCGGCTAGTTTTGCCGCTACATCCTTATCTTCCCTCGTTGGCTCTATATCCAACCCGTGCTCCGCTAGTTCTTCTGCGGTATTGCACGCTGCTTCGGCACGCTCCCTAAGATCTTCATAGGGAGTATCAGCATCTATAGGTACACCGATCTCAGGTTCTATATGCAAGGTCATAAATTGTTCGCTGGCGTTGAGCCGTTGCGCTGAATATACACAACAAAAAATTTTTTACAATCAGGAGGTTGGGACTCCTATAGGGGGGTGTTCCTATATAGAGGGGGGTGGGGTCTCGGAATTGGTGGAAAACCGATTTATTCGTGGGAATTAGTAATACATACGCGCATGGGACTCCGGTGCTAGACAGCGGCCTATAGGGGTAGGGTAGGGTCTGCGATGCGCCGTTTCTAGTCTGGTCTGGACTAGAATTGACTTTTAACTAAATATCATTAAACTAAATTAGGTCGAATTAATCGACATTAACTAAAACTACTTGGAACGAAAAAAATGACTGATTTTAATCACAATTTACCACCATTACCTGAGTCCATCCGCGAAGCAATCATTGCCGATGGCAAGGCTGGCAAGGCCGACGCGAAAGCCGAGCGCTCATTGGATGAGGCGATTGCCGCGCACAATGCCGACGCGCCAGAATCCGACCGCATAACCGTGGAACGATTGTCCGCTGGGTATGCATCCAAGCATGGCGGCATCTTCGCGGAATGGCGGCTCGACATCTTCTGCACTTATGTCGGATCGGTAACGACACCGACTATAGCCCGAGCGTATCGTGACGCGAAGGGTAGTCTACCCAAGGCGAAGAAGGCGCTAAGCAGTACCCAAGCCGCCACGCTATCGGATACCCGCGCAATCTGGAACGGTAAATTCAACAGGCTAATCAGCCGATTGACTACTGCCGAGCGCGATGCCGCCGTGCTAGCAATCCAAGCCAAGCAGGATGCGGGCGAGGATCTTACAGAGGAAGAGCAATTGCAGATAAACCCACCATTACCCAGCGCGGTTGATGCATCGGTAAAAGCAGTAGCGGCATTCCAAAAAATTGTGCAGCCCGAAGAAGGCGCGGAAAAATACCGCGACGACTTCCAAGATGGTGGCATGATGAAGATCGCATCATACCTACGCCAGATCGAAGATGAACTAGCCAAGTATGGTGAAGAGTCCGACGACAGCTAAACCGACCGGCCCCTTCGGGGGCCATCCATTCGGCTCCGCCTCGGCGGGGCCTTTTTTTTGGTTTCTTTTTGAAACCAGTGATAAATGTTGCGCCGCGTCCCACTGTCGCGCTTGGGTCGTAGAAACTCAACGTGTGTTGCACTGTAAGAATTTAGTACGGAACAGACTAATTCTTTGAAACCAGTGATGAAAGTTGCGTCGCGTCCTAATGTTCGCAAAAAAGCCCTAATGTTCTTGCAATGTTCTTATAATGTTCGCAAATTTTTAGCCAAAAACGAACATTACAAACGTATCATCCAGTTGTATCTGGTGGTATCTAGTATTAACTAAACTAATTTATTGTATATATATAAATAATTTTTTTGTAATGTTCTAATGTAGTAGAAAAGTATGGCGACATTTTGGAAAAATTTTATTTTCTCCCCCTCTACAAGCGATTCCACCCTCTTTTTTCTCACCCTTCACAGCCCCTAAATTTTCCAAAATTTCTACTACATTAGAACATTACTTATATATCAAGTACTTGCGCACCCACCTGTAAGAACAATTTAGGAACATTACAGTACATTACAGTACATTACGTTACTTACTCCCAAATAACACAATCTGACATCACTTGACATTACCTGTGTAACATGTTATAATAGTAGGGCAATTCGACAATTCAAAATTTTTACTTTGGAGGTTTTCAGTCTTGAGAAGATACAAACCAATCCGCAAGCCACGGCGTCCCGCACGTCCGTTCCGCGCACTCTCTGTGCAGCCCACACTTGGGCAAGAGCGCATGGTCGAACATCGTGAGGTGTATCCATCGCGCAAGCTGTCATCCCCGACAGCCGAATCTAGTACAGCCCGTACTAAAACTGAGCAGTCCACATTCACTGTGGCACCTGCCTACAACAAGGGCGCGTATCAAGTGATACCCGCGTCTGACATTCAATACATTGGGAAGTAGTTATGAAGGAACTAGAAAGAAGTTTGGTGGATGAAGCGAAGCGGCATGAACGCATACATCACAAGTTTGAGGTATCGGCAATTCATGCCAAGTACCGTCGTGCGCTAAACGACATCCATGAAGAGGCCAAGGTCTCTTTGACAGCACTCGCTAAGGGTAAGCCCCACGTCGTTGAGGCCAAACTTGACCGCATAGCGAGCGTAACAGAGCAGCTTATTTGGGGGGAGAAGTAGTTATGAAGGAACTAGAAAAAGTAACAGGGGGCATCGCCCTCTTCTCAGGTCTTATGACCTACATAGCATTACTGGGTGTGGTCGAGGACATCGCCGTGCCTGTAAGCCATACACACGCAGCAACCTTCTGGGTGTGTTTCACCGCGACTGTGACTTTCTCAGTCGTTTATTTCTTTTTGCAATTGGAGAATCGCAAATGATAACCGAGTTTGGAAACTTAATAACCGAGGAGCCAGCAATGGACGAGCATGAAGAGTTGAGTAAGATCAACGAAGAAGAGCAGACGGTATTCCCGTTTGCGGAAGAGGTACCTTTCGCGCCCAAAGATGAAGGTGTTCCTGATAAAGAAGTTAGTGTGGATTACACTGAATTACAGGACATACAGTCCTCGACAGTCAGTGCGCCCACCATGCGTGAAGCGGCAGCAGTCGTAACGTTTCATACAGGCGTGTGGAACAACCAACGGCGTGACCTCAAAGCCACAGCGCAGATCAGACAAGCCAACGGTCTGGCTACCGAAGGTGTGTTCGGCGGTAAGATACTACTGCCCAACTGCAAGTCTTTCCTCGAGGCCAAGCGACTCAGTGGCCTAGCGCGTAACACGTACTACCGTGCGACTAAACCGTGGGTAAAAGGTGGGGGTGCAATGCCCAACCAAGACATACCGCCATTCATCACAACCATGACTGCGATCAAGAACGACTTTGAACGTGCAGCAGATCAGTTTGTGTGGGTCGATTACGATGATGCGGTAGTTGATGAGCAGGTACGGCTACAGGGTAGCGTGGACAGTCTGTTCAACCCTGACGATTACCCGCCCAAGGACGAGCTTCGTAAGATGTTCTACATCGACTTTGAGATCCAGCAGATCACACCCGATTGGCGCACCGACGTGGTGGACGAGGGCCATGAGGTTATCAGTGACTTCTACAAGCAGCAGCACACCAAGCTGATGCAGGGATTCTCAAAGACCATCATGGGCGAACTAACCGGCAAGCTGGTTACGCTGTCGGAGAGGCTGGCATATTCTGGTACGAGCAGTACTAAAAATCCCGACTACAAGAAGTGGGGCGATCCAGTGTTGAACAATGTGGTGGACATGATCGACGTGCTGGAGCGGTTCAACTTCGGTGGTGACAACACCATGCGAGAAGTTAGGCGGCAACTCAACCAAGCCCTACAAGGGCGAACCCTGACAGCAGACATGCTCAAGACAAACGAGAGTTTGCGAGTAACTACTAAACAACAAATTGACGAAGTGTTGTCTGCGCTTCCGTCACTAGACCAATAGCTGGAACAAGGAGAACCAAATGAACTCAGCAGAACAAATGTACGCAGTCGGCTTGAACGACATTGTAGATACCCTGATGGATACGGGCATGGACGTGACCTATCTTATCCAAGGGCACATGGGTACCGGCAAGTCGGAGCTTCTCAAGATGCTTATTAAGAAGTTAGGCGCAACACACTTGGGGTGCTACTTCGACTGTACGACCAAGGACTTGGGTGACATCACCATACCGAACATCGCCAAGATGGACGATGGCACAGGCTATGTGACATACCTGACCAACGAGGAACTGGGTATGCACATCAACAAGCCCATTGTCCTGATGCTTGACGAGTATGGCAAAGCGAACAAGGCTGTTAAGAACTCGCTGCTACGTGTGATCTTAGAGCGGAAGATAGGCAGTTACGAGTTACACCCTGACTCAATCGTGTTTGCGACAACCAACCTCGGTGCAGAGAACGTGGGCGACAAGCTAGAACCACATCAACGCAACCGTGTGTCTACTCTGTTGGCACGCAAGCCAACGGCAGAAGAGTGGCTGGTAGACTTTGCGATCCCGAATGGACTAAATCCTAGCGTCATGGGTTTCGCCAAGGAGTACCCACACATCTTCCAAGGCTTTGAAGAAGTTAAAGATCCATCGGACAACCCGTACATCTTCCACCCACGCGAAGAACGTGCGGCGTTTATCACACCAAGGTCGCTGCACACGGCGTCCAAGATCCTGACCAAGGGCGTCAACATGAGCGAGCACGCACTACACGCAGCGTTGATCGGTGCCATCGGTGCGCGTGGCGCTTTGGATCTTATGGCGTTTGTGACTATGGCAAACCAACTGCCATCCATCGAATCCATCAAGCAAGATCCAGCGGGTGCCAAGGTGCCAGACGGTGCGAGCGCGGTGTGTATGACGGTGTTCAAGGTGTTGGGTGCGATGGAGCGCGAATTAGTCAACCCTTGGATGGACTACATGGGGCGGCTCAGCAAAGAGGCACAGGCCATGTTTGTGCAGGGCGCGATGAACCCCGACTACAAATTCCACACTGACATTGTACGCAATGGCAAGTTTGGGCAGTGGGCCATCGAAAACAACTACATGTTCACAGCAGACAAGAAATAGGAGAACCAAATGTTTGGAGCAGTGACGGCAGAACAACGACTAGAGAAGAACGTCGTTAAGATCTTTTCAAATCCGAAATACGCAGCACTCTCAGGGGTGCTGTTGATCGGCGAACGTAGTGTGGATGACACCATACCTACAGCGTGTACCAACGGGCGCGACGAGCGGTATGGCCGCGAGATGATCGACGCACTGTCGGATGCAGAGCTACGGTACGTGATCTTGCACGAGGTACGGCACAAGCTGTACCGACACTTGAAAACGTGGAAGAACTTACACGACATCAATCACAGTCTAGCCAACGCAGCGTGCGACTACGTTATCAACCTTGAACTTAACGACGAAAATGATGACGGGTTTGCCGTTATGCCATCGGGTGACTATGAAGGTCTGGTGGACGAGCGGTTCCGTGGTATGGACTCAGCGCAGGTGTTCGACATACTCCTTAGCGAGCAGCCCGAACAACCCGAACTTCCTGAAGATGGGCAAGGTGGATCGGGTGTAGGTACTCAAACAGGAACTCCCCAACAAGGACGTTCTAACCCCACGGGTGACGACAACACATCTGTAGGTTTCGATGACCACGATTGGGATGGTGCCCAGCAGCTTACCGAGGAAGAGAAGAAGGAGCTAGACAGGCAGATCGACCAAGGCATACGACAGGGTGTGCTGGCCGCAAACAAGATGCGTGGCTCTGGCAGAGGTGGGCAGGGTATCAATCTGGATGCGCTGTTGAAACCGCAGATCTATTGGCTTGATGTACTGCAGGAGTTTGTGACTACGACATGCAGTGGCAATGACTACTCAACGTACAACAGACCCAACCGCAGATATATGCACGCGGGTATGTACTTACCAAGTGGCATCAGCGAGACAGTCGAGGAACTTGTGTTCGCTGTCGATACGTCTGGGTCGTGCTTCAGTGACAGGGAGCTTAGTGGGTTTATGAGCGAGGTGGTAGGTGTGGTCGAGACAGTAGCGCCAGAGCGCGTGCGCATACTGTACTGGGGTAGCTACCTTGAGCGTGAAGAAGTTTACGAGCAGGGTGACTACGACAACCTAGCAAAAGCTACCAAGCCGAGGGGCGGTGGTGGCACCAATATCAACTGTGTGGTGGAGCACATCAAAGAAAACAAGATCGACGCGCAAGCAGTGATCGTGTTGACCGATGGCTTCTTGGGTGGCGATTGGGGCGAGTGGGACTGCCCTGTCCTATGGTGCATCCAAGACAACCCACGCGCAGTGCCCGACTGCGGAAAGATGCTACACATCAAAACTTCAGATCTAGTGTGAACCACACTAAAAACTTAAGGAGAATCTAATGCATACATTCGATCAAGTAGCAGAGAAGTATCACAGCACCAAGCCTGTGATAAGTAAGAACTACACAGCAGAGCAGGACGTGCGACCAATAGCCGAGCGACGTAGGAAGTGGGAGCGCATCAAGAAGGTGAGCGATGACTGCTACCTGTTTGTGGATAGTTATGGCTACGGCGATGACGTGTTTAGCCGTTATTGGGCGGGAGGTGTAACCAACCCAACCATAGAGGAGCAGATAATGCTCGCGCCTATGGTGTGGAAGCGCGTGGATGGTCAAGTGTTCTTGAAGGTACGTAACGGCACTGGACTAGACTATGCGCACACTGGGCGGTACTACTTCCTTACAGAGTTTCTACCTAGAGGTCTTAACTTTGTAGTGGAAAAGGGCAAGCAGTATGTATCTGCTAGGGGTGAGGATGGGATGCTCAAGCGGCATTACCTCCCCAAGTCGGTTACGTGTGGGCCTTCGGCTAAAGCGGCAATGGATGACCTGCGTCAAACTAAACAGTGGGGGGCCTACTACAACATCTTCAAGTACGAGGCCGAAGATGACGGGGCGTTTCTAGTGTTCAAGTGTGTGGGTGATCGTGCATGGCAGCTAGTAAGTAAGCCATTAGCTGAGCCTGTAAAGCAGACCCGTGTGGATAAAGAAGCTAAGGCCAAACTAAAGCCATATCTGGATACATTCTGGGAGTGGGCTTGTGCCTACGCACCACTGCTACCGACGTTTGACTATCAGTATGTCAGCAAGCAGCTAGACGTACTGAACAAATACAACCTGATCGGCTCTCCGCATTGGCACTCTGATGTGCATTTTCATTCAGAGGAAACCATAGAAGTGCTCAAAGATGTTAATCACGAAGCAGCGCTTCCGCTGTTGGTGTTTTACTTGAGCGAATCAAACTTAAAAGAAGCAGCAGACATTGAAGATCTGCGCAAGTGCCGTGCGCACTTTAACAACTGGGCCAACCGAGTGTGTGGTCTGGTAACTACAACTACTGTTTACAAAGGGAACTAATAATGAGCATCAATAGATATTTTCATCGCGTGTCGGAATTGGTAGGGGATGGTTTTACTGGGGGCGAAATGCCTTCTGAGTGGACGGATATTGTAAGTGTGGTAGAGAGCATGGGGCTTTCGGTGGCTAGGTATAAATACGATATTTTTTCAGTTTACAAACCTGACGAGCACTTCATCCGTGGGTTTATTGGCTATGGTGACTACTTCGACCATTCCGAATCAGATAACCCTGACCGTTTCATGGTGGGCGCTAGGCATATCCGTAACGGGCGTTACAGCGCACAGTCTAGGCAACACACCATGCGATTGAGTAAGAACTTAGGCGCAGCCGCAAAAGCTGCAAGGACGTATCTCACTCCAGTGAGTGTGCAGGAGATCACACGTTTCTACGTGGAGGGTGTGCGATCTGCGCATGACGATTTGAGGGACGATAGGCTTACAAAGAGGCGTGCGGCTACGGATAAGTTTCTTGTTCGTGGTGATTACGAGTTACGTAACTCACCTAAGTTTATGGACGAGCTTTTGAATCTTGTGAACTCCAACTACATATTCAAAGATGCTGAACTCAAAACGAGCATCAAGGAGTGGGCGGAATACCATAAAGATATTAAGCTGATGGAGGAGAAACAGCACACCATGCGGCTCATTGTCATGGAGCATGACAAGATCAAAGTAACGACACCGTTCGACCCTATGAACGGCTCGCTGTATGCACTTAAACGCAGCCTTGAAGTTGACTTCACGGAATACCCTGTGAAGGAGGCACTTCCTCCAGAAATACTTAGCAAGCTAGCAGTTCTATTTGTCGTCGAAGAAGGTAGGTTTACACCTGATGTCGGCGTGCGACTGAACGACGAGGTGCTGTGTGTTTACTAAGAAATCTAGTACTGAGTACACTGAAAAGTTAAGGCTCAACAGTGCTTTGGCTAAACATGTTATGCAGCCAAACCATACCTCGTACCTTGTCTCAACTGATGAGGCGATAAAAGTGCAATGTATTGGTGTAGGATGTGTTGACTCAAATGTACAAGAAGTGTACCGTAGCGTCAAAGATATGCCAAATTGGTTGCAGACCAAGATCGCGGTCTTGGCGGTTGCACCAGAGGGTTACTCTATGGATGCCATAGGACATAAGATCTCAGAGACTATGTTTATGGTTGAAGCAGACTAAGAATGTTGAGTGCGGATATAGCTGTCGGGTGGGTATTAGCGTCCGACTGTTCCATCTCCTTACTACGGGGATAAAGAATAGATGTGATGAAGTGCCGCCGCACGCCCTTCTCATTATGGGGTTTCATACGGACAATCACATCAACTAATACGAATAGACTAAGGGGTTCTCCGACCCTGATTGACACGTTCCCGTCCGTGTGGTCGAAGGCGGGATTTTCAAAATCTAGTCTGGACAGGACTAGATTTGATACCAGTTTTACGAGGCTGTATGGAATACAAAATCAATAAGAACTTACTGCTTCCCGAACCCAAGGAACGGCGTTGGAGTAAGTGGGCAGAACTTGTTACCAAGATGGAAGTGGGTGACAGCGTAGAGTTTAGTGATCTTAGAGAACTTAATGCGTGCCGAAAACACATGCGTGATAGGGGATATGGCACAGCACAGCGCCAATTGAAAGATGACGTGTGGGGGCTGTGGCGTACCTTATGAAGATCTTATTTGAAATTGAAGAGAGTGATGTGGAGCGACTGCTCGACATACAGAATGAAGTCTTAGACACACTAATTCGTATTGAACGATTGCTGAAGGAGCATACCAATGGCGATGACACCGGAAGCAAAAGTAAAAAAAGTCGTAGCGCAGCAGTTACGCGAGATTAAAGCATACTATTTTTACCCAGCGACAGGTGGCTACGGGCGTAGCGGTGTGCCTGACATCGTTGGGTGTTACAAGGGTAAGTTCTTTGGGATTGAATGCAAGGCGGGGAAGAACAAACCCACAGCACTGCAGGAGAAGAATCTTAAAGATATTACAGAGAGTAATGGCATCGCTTTGGTGGTGAATGAAGCGAATATGCACAACATTACAGAATTACTAACTTGATTGGAGAATCAAATGGCTAAGAGAAAGCATAAACCGTCAGTACGCAGTGAGGTCATAAACTATTTAGACCGCAACCCAGACACACAAGTATCTGCATTAGTTAAGTTATTTAAGCGCCCCTATGGAACTATGTGGAGCGCACGCAACCTATGGCTTGAGCAGCGGACAGATCCCAACGCGCCAGAGCAGACCACGCTCGCGTTGGATGAACCTGATACCAGTACAGAGGCAGAAGCCACGCTCAGTAGCGTTGCGTCTCGCGTTAAGTCTAAGAACTACATCCCACAGGAACACAAAACACCGCCATTGGTAACACATCCGGGAACTACAACACAGCAGTTGGTAATCAACAATGTTCCCTGTAAACAAGTTAGCGACGGTAGCACCGCGTCTTACTACGAATTACCCGAAGGCGCGAAAGAACTGCAAGACCTAATCTCGCACAAGAACATGAACGCACAGGTCGGTGAGATATTCCGCGCTGCGTACCGTTACGGCGAGTCATCTCACAGTGATGAGCTACGCGATGCCAAGAAGATCCGCTTCTATATAGACGCTGAAATCAAGCGGCTGGGGGGTTGATATGGCTACCATTCAGCACCGCCCCGAAGTTGGTAAGAAGTTGAAGATAGATAAAGGCATACCGTTTCCAGAGAAAAGTAGGGGTTACCACAAAACTAAATATATTCACGATGCGTTAGACGTTATGGAAGTTGGTGACAGTATTGAGTTTTCTGTAGATGCAAAACGAAGGGGAAATCAGTTGTTTTCTAAGGAAGGTGAACGTTTTTACGCAGTGGCTCGCAACAGGGGAATAAGGCTAAGCACACGATTAAGTAACGATAGGGATACAGTACGTTACTGGAGGGTTGAGTAAGTGGATCTTATAACTGTAGATTTTGAGACGTACTACAGTAAAGACTTCTCACTGTCGAAACTGACCACAGAAGAATACATACGTGACCCTCGCTTTGAGATCATCGGTGTATCTGTGAAGGTCAACAACGGGCCGACAGAGTGGGCCAGCGGCACGCATGAAGAATTTAGAGAGTATTTCAATGACTTCGATTGGGCGAACAGCATGGTATTGGCTCACAACACCATGTTTGATGGGGCTATATTGTCTTGGCTATTTGGTATTCGCCCTCGCGCTTGGGCTGATACTATGTGCATGGGGCGTGGCTTACATGGCGTGGAGGTTGGTGCAAGCCTCAAAGCGCTATCAGAACGCTATGGAGTCGGCGAGAAGGGAACCGAAGTACTTAACGCGCTCGGCAAACGACGAGAGGACTTTACGGAGTCGGAACTAGATAAGTATGGCGACTACTGCATCAACGATGTGGAACTGACATACAAATTGTTCGCATTGATGAACGAATCTATGTTCCCGAAGAAAGAACTTAAGGTCATAGACTGCACTCTGCGTATGTTTATTGAGGCCCGTCTTGAGCTAGATCTTGGCCTGTTGGAACAACACCTAATCAGTATACGTGACCGTAAGGACGAGTTACTAGAAGCTGCAAACATAACTGACAAGAAGCAGTTGATGAGTAACGATAAGTTTGCAGAACTTCTTAAAGAGCAAGGTGCCATACCACCCACCAAGATAAGCCCAGCGACGGGTAAAGAAACCTATGCGTTTGCTAAGACAGACGAGGGGTTCAAAGCATTAGCAGAGCACGACAGCCTAAACGTGCAAGCCTTAGTAGCTGCGCGTCTTGGGAACAAAAGTACGTTGGAAGAAACACGCACGCAGCGTTTCATAGACATTGCGAAGCGTGGAACTCTGCCGGTTCCAGTGAGGTACTACGCCGCACACACGGGTAGATGGGGTGGATCAGACAAGATCAACATACAGAACCTACCCAGCCGTGGGCCTGACGGTAAGATGTTAAAGAAAAGCATCATGGCCCCCGAAGGTTACATGCTCATAGACTGTGACTCGTCGCAGATAGAGGCGAGAGTGTTGGCATGGTTCGCAGGGCAGGATGACCTGACCGAAGCGTTCCGCAACAAGCAAGATGTGTATGTCAAGATGGCTTCGCGGATCTACGATGTGCGGGAGGAGGACATAACCCCACAGCAGCGGTTCGTAGGTAAGACCACGATACTTGGTGCTGGGTATGGCATGGGGGCTTTACGGTTCCAAGACCAGCTTAAGAACTTCGGCGTCGAGCTACCTATGGATGAGTGCCGTAGGGTCATAAACATCTACCGCGAAACTAACTGGAAAATCAATAAACTATGGCGCGATGCTAATGTTATGCTAGAGGAACTGTCTAAGAACTCAGCGGTCAGTATAGGTGAGCAATCTGTGATAGAGCCTATAGCTGCGTTACAAGGCGTCCGGCTACCATCAGGTCTAGTTATGCGGTATGAAGATCTTACGGGCGAACAGAATGAGAAAGGGCTGGAGTTTACATACAAGACTAGACGAGGCCGCACCAAGATATACGGTGGGAAGTTTGTGGAGAACGCATGTCAGGCGATAGCGCGTTGTATTATCTCAGAACAGATGCTACTTATAGATAAGAAGTATCCACCCGTTCTGACAGTGCATGACTCTATTGTGGCATGTGTGCCAGAGGAAGAAGTTAACGAAGCACAGCAGTATATTGAAGAATGTATGCGGTTCGTACCAGATTGGGCAGAGGGGCTACCACTTGATTGCGAGAGTGGTGTGGCTAAAACATACGGAGACTGTGAATAATTGAGTGCTGCACCGTGGTCGTTTAGTAGGATTAAGGCATTCCAGCAGTGCCCGAAACAGTTTTACTACGAGAAAGTTGTAAAGAAGTATCCGTTTAAGATGACCGATGCCATCAAGTATGGCGACGAGTTTCACAAAGCAGCAGAGATATACATACGTGACGGTGGGGAGCTAGATCCACGCTTTAAGTATGCACAGGGTATGCTTGACGCACTGAACGCCAAGAAGGGCGATAAGCTGTGCGAGATCAAAATGGGGCTGACTGAAAGCCTAGAAGCGTGCAGCTTCTACGATGGAGACGTTTGGTTCAGAGGGATCGCAGACTTGTTGATCCTCAATGAAGAAGATAAGTTGGCTTGGGTCATTGACTACAAGACAGGTAAGTCGGCAAGATATGCTGACAAAGGGCAGCTAGAGCTTATGGCCTTGGCTACCTTCAAGCACTACCCCGAAGTAGAGACTGTACGGGCTGGGCTTTTGTTTGTCGTAAGCGAAGATCTTATAAAAGATCGTTATGCGCTTGAGGATGAGACAGCGTTGTGGGATAAATGGATGAGTAACTACAACAGTATGCAAGCGGCTTTCGACAATGATGTGTGGAACCCAAAGCCTAGCGGACTGTGTAAGCAGTGGTGCCAAGTCTTAGAGTGCCCACACAACGGAAGGAACTGATGCGTAGACGACAACGAGATTACAAAAAAGAGTATCGTCAGCAGGTGGCAAGGGGTGAGCACGCGGATCGTATGGAGCGACAACGCGCACGCCGAGCAATGGATAAGACAGGACGCGATGCCAATAAGAACGGCAAAGCAGATAAACGCGAAGGCAAAGACGTTAGCCATAACAAAATGTTGAGTAGAGGTGGTACCAACAAAGATGGCTACAAGGTAGAAAGCCGAAGCAAGAACCGTAGTAGAAACGGACACAGTAAAAAGAGATAGCACGTCCTTCTGATTCGCTTGGAAAGCAAGTCCACGCATTGCGGAATCAGAAGGGTTGATACCACGCGCCGTCCGTGGGTGCTAAAGGCGGCATTTGGAGAACAGCATGAAGGTTGTGGATAACAAAGCCTTGTTGCTTAGGTTGCGTGACCCTAAAAAAGTTACGAGCGTTATACCTAAGAGCAAAGAGCTTCAAGACAACAAAGTAATTGTGAACTGGGGGCTGGAAGAAGCTCACGTTCTAAAGAACTTAAATATAAACGTACCTTCCCCGATACGTACACGATACGATTGGACGGGAAAGCACGCACCGATGAAGCACCAGAGGACTACTTCTGAGTTCTTCACTTTGAACAAAAGAGCGTTCTGCTTTAACGAGCAAGGCACTGGCAAGACAGCAAGTGCTATATGGGCCGCTGACTACTTGATGAGCAAAGGGTACGTCTCGCGTGTACTCGTGATATGCCCCCTGTCCATCATGGAGTCAGCGTGGATGGATGATCTGTTCACCTTCGCCATGCACAGAAGTGCAGACATAGCCTACGGTGCTGCACCTAAGCGCCGAAAGATAATAGAAAGCGGTGCCGAGTTCGTGATTATTAATTACGACGGTGTTGAGATAGTGGCTGATGCCATAGCCGCTGGGGGCTTCGATCTAATCATAGTGGACGAAGCTACACACTATAAGAACCCACAGACTAGACGTTGGAAGACGTTGAATGCGTTGTTAGCTCCGCACATGTGGTTGTGGATGATGACGGGCACGCCAGCAGCGCAAAGCCCCGTCGATGCGTTTGGGCTAGCAAAGCTAGTAAACCCTAGCGCTGTACCTAGATTCTTTAGTTCTTTCCGTGACATGGTGATGCAGAAGGTCACTAACTTTAAGTGGGTGCCCAAGGAGAACGCTACAGACACCGTATTCAAAGCACTGCAGCCAGCGATTAGGTTTACAAAAGAAGAGTGCCTTGACCTACCAGACATGGTGTACGTCAAACGCACGGTTGAGATGACTAGGCAGCAGAAGAAATACTACAAGCAACTTAAAGATACTATGGTCATGCAGGCCGCTGGGGAGCAAATAACCGCAGCCAACGCCGCCGTGAACATGAATAAGTTACTGCAAATCTCAAGCGGTGCAGTGTACACAGATGACGGTGACTCTTTAGAGTTTGACATCAAACATCGCTATAAAGTTCTTCGTGAAGTGATAGACGAATCAACTAAGAAGGTCTTGGTATTCGTGCCGTTTAAGCACGTCATAGACATACTGGCGGATAAACTTATAAACGACGGTATACCCACTGAGATTATTAGAGGAGATGTGGGAGCCGCTAAGCGCACAGACATATTCAAACGATTTCAAACCAGCGCCTCGCCACAGGTGTTGGTAATTCAACCCGCTGCAGCAGCCCACGGAGTTACACTGACTGCGGCGAATACAGTGGTATGGTGGGGGCCGACAAGCTCGTTAGAAACCTACGCGCAAGCTAATGCTCGCGTGCATCGCTCTGGGCAGGATCACAAATGTACGGTGGTACAGTTGCAAGGCTCCTTCGCAGAGAAACGTGTGTACTCACTATTAGATAATAGAATCAACGATCACACAAAGATAATAGATTTATACAAGGAAATACTTGATTAGATAGTTGCTTACCATTAAAGTGTACTGCTAGGTAATTGGAGAACCTAAATGCAATCAAACAGCGTGGACACAGATAAGCTGATAAAGGTTTATCTGAAGATCAGGGACAAGCGTGCTGAGCTTAAGTCTGATTTTGATAAAGAAGACAGCAAACTCAGTGAACAGCAGGATCTCATCAAAGACGAAATGATGAAGCATCTTGACGCGACCAAAGCTAAGAACGTGTCAACCGACACAGGCACCTTTTATAAAACCACCAAGACCGTGTACCAGACTAATAACTGGGAAGAGATGCGTGAGTTCATTATAGAAGAACAAGTGCCAGAGTTCCTACAGCAGCGGCTTCACCAAAAAGCTATTAAAGAATGGTTGGAGGAGAACCCTGAGAAACTACCCAAAGGTTTGAATGCTAATACTGAGTACACAATCAACGTAAGGAAAAAGAAGTGACCGAGCAAGTAAACCTAGTGGACATTGACGAGGTAGCAAAGCAGCTAAAAGTGTCTGTGAGCACCGTGCGTTCATGGCTACGAGCTAACCTCATACCAGAAAATACGTACATACACGTAGGTAAGACGTATCGTTTTGACCTTAACCGTGTGGTTTTTGCTCTCATGCATACAGACTTGAACGCAGTAAACACCCCCGTAGAAAACGAAGAACCTATTGAAGAAGTCAGCGAGCGTGTCGAAGCGGTAGGGGATTTGGACGAAGACCTGTAGTATGAGTTTCAAGAAGATCAGCATACGGGACGGTAAGTTTCGTAAGGTAGTAGACGGTAAAGAGGTACAAATAGACTCTGATGTTTTAGATGTCGTGATTGTAAATGCCGCAGGTATGTCACGTATGTTTTACGCAGGGAGCTATGACCCTAACCGTGCAGCTAGCCCTAGTTGCTGGTCATCAAACACACAGGCACCTGACCCAGATGTTCCAGCAGAAACTAGGCAGTCAACGCGCTGCATAGATTGTGAACAGAACATACGGGGATCAGGAGGAGGCGGTTCAAGAGCTTGTAAGTTCTTACAGAGGATCGCCGTAACTATTGTAGAGGACAATCTATATGACGTGTTTCAGCTACAACTACCAGCAACAAGTTTGTTTGGTGAAGCTGAGCGCGGCTGGATGTCAATGCAAAACTACGTGAAGCACCTAGTTAAGCACGACACCTCTGCTACAACCGTCGTGACTAGGATCTGTTTTGAGCAGACAAGTTACGCACCAAGGCTACGTTTTAGACCCATGCGGGTGTTAGACGAGGCCGAACTTAAGATTGCTATGGAGCTTGAGAAACACCCCGATACATTGAAAGCGATTACCTTCAGTGCCCCGCCAGTGTGGAGTAGTGCAGCATCGCCATTCGATGAGGTGGAGGGGTTTACTGTGAGTGAAATAGCATAAACATAGATGTTTAGGAGAACATAAAAATGGCTGATACAGCAACACACTTGTTGAAAGGCGTGGAAGCGTTATACCCAAGGATCGACAAGACCTACCGATGGGACAACGCTAAAAACAAAAGCGTACCGTGCGAAGCTACAGAGAAAGGCGCAGAGTTCTCGCTTAGCTTTATTATGAGCACCGATCAGGCTAAAGGTCTGTGGTCTGCTATGAAAGATGCGTATGAAACTAAACGCGCTGATGGCAACAGCAGTTGGCCTGAGACGTTTGAGCGCCCTTTCAAGAAAGATGAAAACGGTAACTGGACACACAAATCCAGAACTGAGGGTGCCTACAACGGTGAGGCTAGCAGACCGCCATCACAGGTAGACGCAAAGAGAACGCCATTGCCTAGCGGGTTTATGCTGACCAGCGGCAGCACGATCAACGTGCAGGTCTCTCTGCACCCATACTTCGTAGACGGTACAGCAGGGGTCAAGCTCCGACCAAGAGCAGTGCAGGTGCTTAAGTATGTGCCCATGCAGGCTAGAGATCCGTTTGAGGAGGAGGAAGGATTCACCGTTGAAGGTGGTGATGGTGGTGCATTCGCTGTCGAGGCAACACCAGAACCTGTAGCTGCTACTCCCGCAGAAGACGAGTGGGAAGAAGATGTTCCAGTAAAAGAACCTAAGAAAATGGTGAAGAAGTCCGCAGCTCCAAAGGAAGAGAAAGAGGCGGTCACCGCTGTGATTGATGAGTGGGACGACTAAAGCTCCATAACTACCATCGTGGCTAGAGTAATCGAAAAGGGTGTACCGACACCCCTGCCACGGTGTCTTTCGGTTATGAGTAATAGTCATGCACACCAAGCAATTTTTAAGCAGGGTGCTCAGTGATACAGGTAACTACTGTGTATTCGCTAACCACCTAGCAAACGACCAAAGGAAACAGATGTTCTTCACGTCGCTAGATGACGTGGTGGACACCGCTAATCACCTTGACGCGCAGGGGTACGATGTTTACTTCGCGCTAGCTACGTTTTCTGAAGCTGGATCGCGTCGTGTAGATAATACGCTAGCGTTCAAGGCGTTCTTCTTGGATTTAGACTGTGGCCCTAGTAAAGATTTCGCAACACAAGAAGAGGCAGTAGCCGAACTACGTAGGTTTTCTAAAGAACTTAAGCTGCCCAAACCTCTAATGATTAACTCAGGGCGTGGGATACACGTCTACTGGGCTTTACAGGAGGCAGTCCCCACAGACGATTGGCTACCTGTAGCAGAGCAGTTGAAGGCGCAGTGCGCACAACGTAACTTTCTAGCAGACCCCGCTGTTACTGCCGATGCAGCGAGAGTCCTGCGTGTAGTCAATACACACAACCACAAGACTGACCCGCCTAGTGGAGTGGTCATGTATGGGGTGGAACCCCCGCCGCTTGTAGACTTTGATGAGTTCGCAGAACTGCTGGGCAAGAACCCACTGCCTGTACCCCAACGCAATGCGCGTAGTGGAGCTAACGCTGTTATGCAAGCGTTGATGGGCAACAGTGAAAACAAGTTTGGGACAATAGTAAACAAGATAAAGCTGGGTTCTGGCTGTAAGCAGTTAGAAACAATCATCAACGACCAAGAGAACTGCTCGGAGCCTATGTGGAGAGCAGGGCTATCCATAGCCAAATTCTGCTCAGACTCAGAAAAGGCGGCACACTTTATATCTAGGGGGCACGAAGGCTACACACCAGAAGACACAGCGTACAAAATGGACTTGATAAAAGGCCCGTACCAGTGCGTTAAGTTTGATGAGTTCAACCCAAAGGTATGCCGAAAGTGTCCGTACTGGGGCAAGATAAAGTCCCCCATAGTGTTAGGCCGACACATAATTGAAGCGACTGATGAGGACAACGTAGTAGAGACAGTATCTGCCTCACTACCAAACGCACCCACTAAAACGTATGTGATACCTGAGTACCCGAGACCGTACTTCCGTGGGGCAAATGGCGGTATATATGTAAGGGCGAACGGCCCAGACGGTGAGCCAGAAGATAAACTTATTTACCACAATGACATATACGTGGTTAAGCGCGTACATGACCCCGAACTTGGTGAGTCAGTCGTTATGTGCCTACACTTACCGAAAGATGGTATGCGTGAATTTACGCTACCCTTGACTGCTGTTACTTCACGGGAAGAGTTCCGTAAAAACATGAGTGCTCAAGGCGTAGCCATAAAGAGGATGGATGAGCTTATGGACTACACGACTACGTGGGTGAACGAGCTACAGGCTAAGTCTGTTGCAGAAACTGCTCACCGACAGTTTGGTTGGACAGATGATGATATGAAGTCATTTGTGCTAGGCAACCAAGAGATATTTGGTGATCGCATAGACTTCAACCCACCCGCGTCAAACACCATTGCCATGTTCCCTGCATTTGAATCTAAGGGCACGCTAGAGGATTGGAAAGAAACAATAGCCTTCTTAGATCAAGACGGGCAGGAGGCGTATCAGTACGTCTTAGGTGCGGCATTTGGTTCTATATTGATGAAACTCATGCCTGTGTCCTGCTCTATGCTCCACCTACATAGCGATGATTCTGGGCTTGGTAAAACAACCGCACAGTTTGCAGGGCTAGGTGTGTGGGGTAATCCAGAAGAACTTATACTGAGCAAAGAAGACAAATACTTAGCCAAGATGAATAGGGCTGAGATATACCACAACCTACCGTTCTTTATGGACGAGGTTACAAATATGTCGCCTAGCGAGCTTAGTGATATGGCATACCAGCTATACGGCGGTAAGCAGCGGCGTAGGTTGACTAGCAGTGCGAACATAGAGCGTTTCAATGGGTATGCGTGGAGTTTTATGACTGTATCCAGCGCAAACACCAGCCTGATAGAAAAGATAATGATGGACAAACAAGCGCCGAAAGCAGAAGCACAGCGCATACTTGAGTACAAAGTCAGCAAGCATTACAAGAGCGCAAACACTAAAGAAGCCACCGATGCGTTTGCCCTAGCTCTACAGAACAACTACGGCCATGCAGGTGTACCGTTTGTGCAGTACGTCATAAACAACTTAGACGACGTTAAAGCGTTACTAAAAGCCACGCAGTTGAAGGTGGACTCTGAGGCTGGTTTGGCTGCTGAGAATAGGTTTTGGTCTGCCGGTGCAGCATGTACGCTCACTGCGCTAGTGCTCTGCAGGAAGATGGGACTATTACCCTACAGCACAAAGAAGGTGTACAAATGGATACTTGGCGTACTTGAAGACAACAAAAGGAGTGTTGCTGATATGAGTAGCTCTGCAGAGCAGGTGCTTAACGACTACTTAAACGACCACTACGGCAACGTACTGTGGATTAAGAGCACGGATGACCTACGAAAAACCAACAAGAATGGGTTGGATGAGCTTGTAATACCTGACTTGAATCCACGCGCTAGGCTTGTGGCTAGGTACGAGACAGACGTTAAACGAGCCTATCTTGTGCCGAAACCGTTGCGGGAATGGTGTGGTAAACACCAAGTAAACTATGCATCTTTCGTCCAAGACTTGAAGTCTAAGATGAGTGCTAAGAAGTCAAAGATGCGGTTGAGTAAAGGCACACACTTACGACTGCCACCTACTGACGTTATAGTCGTAGACTGCTCTGTACAACTACCACAAGGAGATACGGATGAAGAGGTATGAGCTTGAGCTTTACTTAACGACAGTTAAGCATTTTGCAGTCGAGGCTAGCTGTTTAGAGGAAGCTAAAAGCAAGGCTACAGACGAGGCTCGTAAGCACATGGGCAAGGATTGGCGGTCATTAGAGATAGTAGAGTCAAACAAAACGTCAGCGAAGAAGTAATACTTGCTGATGATCTCTGCCCGGACGGGGTAAGAGTAGTGGTGTACTGGAGTAAGATGTTAGTAGGGATGTCTGTTTTCATTCCCTGTATCGACACGCAAGCCGCATACCTTCAAGCAAAACAAATTATGGAGTCTAAAGGGTGGACTTTTGAGCACCGAGTCCGAACTGAGGATAACAAATTGGGTGTGAGATTCTGGAGAACTACGTGATACCATAGGGGTGCAGCGGAACGCTGTGGTTCTCCAAAACCGGCCCACCCTCTTCCCACCGAGGGGGTGGGTCACCCTAGAAAAACCCTTCAGCCTCTACAGCCGCTCGCATTGCGGGGGATAACAGCACCCCATTGTGCATCTTGGTGGTTGTGCGTGCATGAGCCTTCATAGACCGCTCAATAGTTTCTGGGGTTATCGCTAGTTTTGGATCTTGTTGCACTGCCCTAGAGCCACTAAATTCAGCCATCTCTAGCCGTATATTGTTCGCCTCTATAAAATCGCCAAACCGCATTGCTACGTAGTACCTCTTTAACAACCTTCTTCGCTTATTCGCAGCGGCGTCATTCATACGCTTGGCTTTAGAGGACTCCTCCATGTTGTTCATATATTCCGTAGGCGGGAACCCAAGCAACTGCGCGAACAACTGTCCGCCGGTTATATCGTCGTACATGGGGTCACCTCTACGAGTGAGGATGCCTTCATCTCTGGGATACCTGCGCAGAGCACGGTAGGCGTTACGCACGGCTCCCGGTGCCATACCCTCAAACGCTCGCTCCATATCTTCTCCGCGCCATAGATCTTCAAAACTCTCCCAAGCCTTAGAGCCTACACTCCACGCTGGGCCACCAAAGAAGTGCATAAACGACTCTTCGGGTGATGGGTTAGAGTTAAATCGGTCTGCTTCAAACAGCAAGTTAGTTAACGCAACACGCTTAGATACATCCAGCCCAGTTACTTCTGACAGAACTCCCTTGTATAACATCTCGTTATCTAAAGATCGCCGTACAAACGTCTCAAAGTCTTCTTCTGACTCATCACCTACCAACATGTCGTATATCATCGTGGCTGCGCCGTACAACGGTAATCCCTGCACTCCTGCTAGCAACAGTGCGGACATATGCACCCCTGCCAACTGCTTAAATGCCACTTTAGCTGCCTCTGTGTCTCCACCGTAAGCTGCTTTTGTACCTTCCCATGCAGTCTTCAGCATCTTGTAATACATGGTGATGCCGTAGTTCTTATACATGAGAGCCACGCGACCAATACCAGAACGTGCAAACCTTGGCCCAGTTTCTAGGTTAGCACCACCGTTTATCTGTTGAGTCTCATACACTGCGTCTGCAGCGGCTTTCTGTTCTGCTTCTCTTAATTGAGATTCTGTAAGATCTTTACCTTTTGTAGCCTTGTCCAAAGCAAGTTTGTACGCTGCTACCAATGTAGTTTGGCGGTTCATAACTTCTGCGGTGTGGAACATCAAGGCAGACATATTAGTTATAAAATCGGCTCTACTTATGTCTCTTCCAGAAGTATCTACGCTAAGTGTTTCCGCTATAAAAGAAGAACCTAACTGCCCACGTCTAGCAGCTAACCGAACTAGAGGCACCAAGTTTTCAAGCTCTGTCCTCATCTCTTGCGGAAGGTCTAGGTCTTCTCGCACCGTGTATGTAAGTTGACCGTCAGACTCTGTAACTGTGTAGTAGTTCTCCAATGAAGGCTGCGCTTTATCCTGCGTAGCTTCCATAACATTTTTAAGTTTATCTCTGCCCTTCAGCGCTTCTCTTATTGATCTAGCGTTACGAGTGCCGCCAAACAAAGTTTCTTGTGTTTGGTTTAGGGGTGTACCTACAAACAACTTACCCGCATCTTTTATAGCTGCGCTTGTGTTGGCATAACCATACTTACCAGCGAGCATTGGGTAAGCAAAGAGTGGTATTTGAGATAAGTTGACCAAGGCAGAGGAGGCATTGAAACCGATAGTCCACAAAAACGCCATGCGGTTTAAGTTTTTTGCAAAGTTGTCTTTGGGTGGGTTCATCGCAAACTTAGCTCGTTCGCGTATTTCTCTAACTACTTCTGTGTCCCCACCTTTACTTTTCTCTAAAAACGACGTTAGTTTGGACTGAATTATAGCGCTGTTCTTTATGCGTGAAGCCTGTCTAGCTAGGTCATAACCTTTTGTTCTAGCGGCTTCTAATGCATCTTTGTCGTAGCCTTCCGTTTTCTTACGTTTCTGCAGCCCCTTCGCAAAAGAAGATTCTGGCAGCGATTGTATAAATAACTTAGTTATCTGCTCTCTTGCTGCTTCGTACCCTATTTTCTGGTTCGGATCTAATGCACCGACTTGCGCGTCTAGTGTCCGCAGGACGTTAGCGACAAACGCTGGAGGCACCGAGTCCCCCGTATACATGGTTGAGTCATTAGGGTCAAAGATCTCAACGTCCATCCCCATCTCTGTGAACTCATCTATAGCCATGTTCCTGTCGCCATTGTTCTCAAACGAAAACACGGCAGAGTTACCCTGTGCTTTGGGGTCTTTAACAGCTAAGAAATACGTGCCTTTACGAGTCAGAGGGAAGTATGGATCTTCTTTTGCTTGCCGTAATAGTTGGCCGAGCAGTTCGTTCTTAAGATTAGTTTTAACTTCTTGAGGTGCTTCTAGCTCGTCTATCCTGCCCTCTAGCGCTTTTAACAGTTGGTCGTATTGATACTTGTAGAAGTCACGCAGGTTGGTGTACGCCCTTCGTCCATCTGGGCCTAACTTATTAAACTCTTTTCTAAGCTCTTTATAGATGGTTAGCTTTTTACCTGTATAAGCAGACAAATCCTTTGACGGATCTACTCCCTCTATGGTGCTGATGTATACGATGTCGTTAAATCTGTCTCTTATCTCTTTAGTGGCTTTGTTGCCCCACTGCAGTATGGGCAGCAGTTTCCTTCGTGTGACTTGCTCTGACCTACTAAGATCGCCACGTTGATTTTCTATAGCTTCAAGTACGTCTGTAGCACCGTCTAACCCTAGTGAATCCGCCCAATCTCCAATACTACTGTTCGGTAAGAATCCACCTACTACCCTCTTGGCTGTTACAGAAGCAGGGTTTTGGGGGCCAGAAAATATACCTTTTATTCTGTTTGCTAAGACTTTTCTACTCGTCTTACTAAACGCGCCCGCAGTGCGGTTCTTCAAAGCCTCACCTATAGCAGCCACCTCTCTAGGCGAAGAGCTATTAGATATTGTGCCCAACCCTCTATATTGTGGAGCAGGCGCTAATATCTGTTCTATAAGAGCGTTAACTTCTTTAGATACAGGCTTAGTATCTTTCTTTTTAGGAACCCTAAATAGCTTGCGTATAGCGTTCTTGAATCGGTCAAAGGCACTTATCTGCTCGCCTTTTATGTTTATCCTAGCGAGCCTCTGCTGGAACATAGGGTTACTAAACGCTTCTGCTACAAACTCTTCTAGGCTTTCTGAACCATACAGCCCCTGTAGCTGCTCTTTTACGCTGTCGTATATGGTTTGTAACTGCGCCGTTACTGGGTGTGCCGGTTTTGCCAGTGTGTTTATTGTGGCAGCGTGCGTCATTTCATGTAGAAGCGTAGCTACAGACATACCTTCTGTAGTGTCTTGGTTTAAGACTACGGTGTTTTCTACCTCGTCAACAAGCAGTGATAGCCTTCTAGTCTGTTCTATAGTGGCATCAGGGGGTAGTTGTGTAAGTATGCTTTCCGTACTGGGGTAGTATTGCCCATATATAGGTTCACCCCCTACTAACTCACTAATTCTTCTGGACAGAAACTTATCTACCTCAGAAGCGTTTTCCGGTAAGTTTTCTTGTAACCTCGCAAACCTGACCCTAGTGGTGCCCACCAAAGGTATTAGCTTTCTAGCAATCTGTCGGATGTTCTTGTTAGATGTGCTCTTTGCAACAGCTTCCAAAGCGCTTTTTATGTCACCGGCCTGTAATGCAGTGACGGCATTGTTCGGTAGCGGTGCGTCCAGACCTTTTACACCCCTGCCCAGTAGGTATAGTTCGCCAACATCTAGGTTTGACCCTTCTATACCAGCTAACACTGCATCTGTGTATTCCCTAGCCTCTGCAGTGGACAGCCCCATAGCCCTAGCTTCTTGCATCAGTTCTTTACGGCTTAATACGGCTTCTCCACCTGTATCTTCTTTAGATAGCGCTACTTCTCTTTTGGTTGATACGCCTTCGACTACATCTTTTGTAGGAGTTACGGCCTCTTCAGTCTCCACTGCGGGTAGTTCTGTTTGTCCTGCTAAGGCTCTACCTGCTTGTGCTTCTAACCCAGTGCCCGCTACTTTTGCCTGTAGCTTTCTTACCGCTTCGTTCTTAGAAAACGCTGTAATTTCTGGTGCGCCTTCTATATCTATGACACCTTCTTTTTGCTTACCTCTAAATACCGGCCCTGTGTCGCCAAACTTAAATTCAAGTTCGTTGTTAGGTAGTTCTGTTACTGTGGGTACTTCTACACCAGCTACCTGTTGAGGCTTTGGCTCTTGCTTCTTTTTCTTACCCTTCCTGCCGTTAATCTTAAAGCCCATACCCTCAAGCATTTCTATTTTACTTGCTGGGATTAGTGCAGGGTCGCTTCTTCCAGTTCCAGTAACAGGTCGTCCAGCGCTATCGTCAACATCTCCCACTGCTCCTCGTCCAGACTCAACAACGCTGGTGGTATAGGTGTCTCTTTCTGACTCTGGTGCGCCTTGTATATCACCCGAAACGCTGACTCCACTTGGCTCTTCTGTAACTTCCGTAACTTGGGCTTGTCGTTCATTTTCAAGAGTCCTAGCTATGTTGTCTTGTATTGCCAAGCTGTTCTTCAACTTACCAACAGCAGCCTTAAAATCACTTCTTACTTCTGCGTTGTTTAAGTCTTGACCTACAAACCCCGCTGCCTTTGAACCTTTACGAATACCAAAATTTTTAAGATCTTCAGCAGTTATAGGTCTTTCTGGTGCGGGCTGCGCTTCTGTTTCTACTTCGGGAGCAGCCTCTATTACTGCTTCTTGAACGCCGCCAGTTTCAGTAGCTTCGCGTGCCGCTTCTGTCTCGGTGGTAGCTGCTAGTGTTTCATCAGTTACAGCAGCCATCCTTCGGCTAATTTCTTCCTCTGTAGGCTCTATGGCCTCCGCAACAGTGGGTTCTGCTTCTACAGTTTCTACAACAGTAGGTTCTGCAGGTTCTGTTTCCGCAGGTCTTACGGCTGTAGGCTCTACGGCTGTAGGATCTCTACCTAGTATTTCTTCTAAAGCTAGCTGTGTAGCAGCCCTATCCGCACCTTCAAGCTCCAAGGAACTTACATACTCTGGGTCTAAGAAACGACTAGCGATACCGCCTGTATCATCTGCAGCCTCTACACCTACATCGGGGTCAGGGGTGGGCGTGGTAGTTGGCGCTGGCGTTGTATCAACACCAATACCAGCAGCGCTTGTGGTGCCTCTGATAGCACCACCCAACAAGCCGCCTGCTATGCCTGCCTCTCTATATTCGGCAAGCGCTTCTTCATTATCTAAAGGTAGACCCGCTTGGGCACGCTCCAGTATCTGTTGACCTATCTCTGTGGGTGCCTCTACGACTGCGCCTAAGCCTGCGCCCTTCGTGCTTCTAGTAAATATACCGCCGCCGGTCAGTGCTTTTTCTGTAATACCTAACTTAGAAGCACCGCCCACTAACAAGCGGTCAACAATACCGTCTAACAGCGCTTGGGGCAGTGCAGTAAGGAAAGCAGCGCCTTCACTTATCTCAGTTCTAAACCCTTGGTCTATGGCTTCTTTTTGCCGTTCGCGGTTCATACCGTAGAAGAACGGTAAGTTTGCAAGGGTGGCACCAGCAATACCGGCAACAACAGCACCTACACCTAAAACAGGGGCGGCAGCGGCAGCGGCAATACCGCCAGCAATGCCAGCAGCCGTGGCAGGGGCGCTCTCAGCAGCAACACCGCCAAGATAGGAGAAGAAATCTCCTGCGCCTTCAATGTCGTCAAACTTGGTTTGATAACGAGATTTACGCTGTATATCAGCCTCGTTCTCAAGGGCTACTTCAGCGCCATATTCTTCAAGCCCTTCTAGCCCAAGGATGCTACCTATACCCTCTAAACCAGAGCCAGTAGCTTGTGCTATAAGGTCAGTACCGATGTCTAAGCCGCGAGAAAAGCTACCCCTCTGTGCTTCGCTAGACCTTTCTCTAGCTTTAGATAGTTCTGCTCTTAGTTGATCCAGCTTAGCTTCGCGTTCGGCTACCCTATCTTTACGAGAGGTGCTGTACCTAAAAGAAACATCTCGCTGCCTATTTATTGCTTCGGCTAGCTGTTCCTTAGTGGCATTTTCAGGGGCTTGTACTGTCTCGCTAGTGCCGTCTGCCAGTAGTATATTGTATGAACGCATGAGGCGTTAACGGACAACTTCTATTTCGTCAGGAGTGACGTACTGTTTTTCCTGCAAGGACTCGGCTTGTTCAATCAAACGATTTAATACCTCGTCACTCACCTGTAGCTCTTCATATATGTACAATTCCACGGCTTTCTTAAGTTGATTTAGTTCTTCTGCCTCTTCTTCGTCTAACTTACCTTGCCGTTCCGCTATCTTTAATTGCAGGTATCTTTGGTTTGTACTAAGTATCTCTACGAGCGCTTCTTTCCTAGTACCTCTTATTTCGTTAATAGAGTTGATTATGTACCTGAGATTTGTCATATCTCTTGTAATTTCTCTATCTGCATTCCTACTAACTAAATCTGCTCGTTGAAGTGCCCTTTGTGCATTCCTGTCTTCAAAGTCAAATTGGTCACGTAAAAACTGCCTACTTTGTCGCAAATCTTCGGCTGTTAAATTAGATAGCGTGTCCATCGCTTGCCGTTTATCTGCCCTAGCAGCGTTTATAGCAGCGTCTATAGATCGGTTTGTCTGGTCTGCTATTTTTACATCTACTTCCATTGCGAGCGTATCAACGCCTTGCTTCTTGGATAGGGCTAGTTGTTTAAGTTGATCTTGTCCCGCTTCAGTTTTACTTATAGCGGTTAGAGCATTACCCATCAATTGACCAAAAGAATTGCCCCCACGACCAAACGCTGCAAAGATATTACGACGCATCTGTGCTCGTTGTTTATCGGGGTCTTGTAGCTCGTCATATAGCGTTTCTTGTTCTTGACGCATGCGCTCAAATTGTTTGGCTTTACCCTCCCTACCGGCAACGTCCTCGGCCCTACGTCTTGCCTCTTCTGCAGCGGCGGCTATACCCTCTGGCCCCATGCCCGCTGCACTCGTTAAACTATCCTTAAGTCCTTCCGGCAAGAGTTCTATTACAGAATCAGGTTTTGTATATGGGCTTGTTTTTGTAGGGGCTGCACCTCCCCCTATACCACTACCTCTCTGTGCCTCGTAACTCTGCATATTTTGCTGAACTCTTTTAGCCTGCGCGGTCTTTGCAGCATCTAAATCTGCAGGGTCTACGGGGGGCTTCTTTTCTACCCCACCGGGGAGTTTATCCTTATAAGACTCAAGACGTTCTTCATACGATTGGGAAGGTGCAACGCTTGTTGGGGCTGCTTGCTCTTCTTCTTTTTGTACCCCAGTAATTGCTGATCCTATAGCACCTATGCCAGAAGCTATACCACTAGCGGCTTCACCTACAGCTTTGAGCGGGCGCGTTAACCTACCTCTAAGTGCAATTCTATTGAGCAAATCTGTTTTTTGGTCGTCGGGCAGTAAATTAAACTGCTCCCTAGTGTAGCCATATCGTTGCAGTTGTTCGTCAGTGACCTCACCGCCCTTAGTAAACCCAACAATACCACCGCTAGCCATCATGCGTTGTTGTGGTCGTGGTTGTTGTGGTTGTTGCTGCCTTCTTTGGGCCTCTTGTTGAGCTATGGTGCCAGATACTTGGCGTAGTTTTTCTTGGAAGACTTGACCTTCCATCTGTTCTTTTATGGTTCCGGGCTGCTGCTGTTGGCTCATAGCCAGTTGGTTTTGCGCAGCCTTCATATCTGACTGAACTTTCTGCAAAGCAAGCAGGTACATAAGTTCTTGTGTAACTTTATATTTTTGCTGTAGCTGCTGTGGGCTGTATACCTCGGCAAGCTCATCGACTTCTCTATCCATTGGAATCATTAGGTATCTCCGTGCAAGCCGACTAAACTATAGTTGGGTCATCATATGGAAGAGAGGCATCATTATCTAAGTCTACGCCCTCATCAGATACTGGGTTAACTTTCTCTCCGCTAGGCCCACGAGACCCACTAGCCCCACCAAATAGTGCTGCTATTACGTCTGCTATTCCGCCACCACTAATTATGTTACTTAGTGGACTAGGCTGTGAGTAACTATAAGACTGTGTTTGTAAGGGTAGCCCACTAAGTAACGACTGCATAAATTGCACGTTCTTATATGGGAAGTCTCGCTCTTCCTCAAACTGTGCTAGATCAGCGGCAATGCCCTCTGCCTCTATACCCCGCTGCATTTCACCCGCTCTAGCTTGTGCTGCAAGTGCATCAAGACCATAGCGATTAGCAGCATCCTGCGCTGTTTGCTGTCGTTGCTGCTCTGTATTAAATTGTTGGCGGGCGGCATCAAACGCTGACGCATACCCTTTACCTGTTATATCAGCTAAATTTCTCTGTAGTATGTTATCTCGCTCTAAATCAGCAAGAGCCTGACGAGAGCCACCAAAAGCACCGGCCCGAGTAAACCTACCCGATTCTGCTTGCCTACTTATTTCTGCTTGCCTACGTGCTTCTTCTAATTGTGGGTTTAGCACTGCGGACAGGTATGGGTTCATATACTCCCCCACTACACCTGTAGCGGCAGGGGCATCGCCGCCTTCTGTGGGCATTGTAGGAGCGCCAGACGCAGCAAAAGTTCCGGGGTTAAACGCACCCATACTTGTAGTAGGTACAGTTAAGTTAGCTATGCCCTGAAACGCTGTGTCTTGTAACCCAGACTGCCCTGCAGTTAACGGCCCTGTGTAGGCTTGGTAGCCTTGGTCGGCAAGCGCTCGCCCTCTACCCAACATATCAGTGACATAGGGGCCAGCATACGTGGAAAGTGCGGATTCAGTGCCTGTTTGTTTAGGCGTAAAGTTTGTGTAGTCACCTGTTCCGGCGTTTCCACCAGTACCATCACCAGTCCCGTTTGACATAGTGCCTCCTACCTTAGAAGCATAGATAGCTCTTTATCTGCATCTATGTTCTTCTGTTGTGTTTCTTTGCCTGTGCCTTGTTTACGCACTCTGTCCATAAACTCATGCAGCTTTCTAGCACCTGCATTAGAGTTACCATTGCCTAGAAGAGCCACTAGGTCTGCGGGTAGTACAAACTCACCATCACTAAGCCTAGCTTCTTGCCCGTTATCTATCCTAGCAGGCACTTTGTCAGCCTGTCCGTCTGTGGTGCCGCCTAAGTATCTACCTTGTGAGAGGTTTGCTATACCTCCTTTTGCATATATTCGATCTGGCCCCGCCATACCAACTTCTTCCGCGTCAGGATCGTATTCTTTTTCTTTTGGTGCAGCGGTTGGAGGTTGTCCAGCGGCTATACCTTGAGCTTGTGCCGCTGCCTGTGCGCGAGCTTGCTCCACGGTCATAGGTTCTGTTTCGGGCTTTTGTGCAAATATGGTGTCAGAGAAGTACCTGCGCCCTGCTGATCCGGGTCTTCTATTAGGGTCTTCCTGCATAGGCACACGCTCACGCACTGCAGTGTACTCAGGAATACTACCCTGATACCCCACTACGGGTATTTTAGGGTCACCTATGCCAGATTTATCTGCAAGATACCCAAGACCTAAACCAAGTAGCGTGCTTGCAGCGCCACCACCATCGGTGCCTGTAAGATACCCAAGCATATCATCCGTGAAAAAATCAGCAGCATCTTCTACCTGCTCGTTTATGAACTCATCAAACCAGCCCATTATTTTCCTCCAATGATACGAAACAAATCTTCCATTGTATCAGTAGGTTTTTTCTTACGTTCTAACTGCTTCATTATAGTATCAGTGTCTGAGCGTATCACGCCACCTGTAGCAGCTTTGCGCACGCCATAAGGTGTAATAAATTTATCAGCTTGCTCTTTACTTGCAAATATGCTGCTGAAATCATAAGGCGTACCTATATCTGCAACAGGGCCTGATTTTACTTGAACTTGTTGTGGCTGCATGAGGGCTGCGAATATCTGGTCGCCTATGCCGGTGCCTCTACCTGACCCCTGACCGTCGCCTGTACCGCTACCTGTTCCCGGCCCTTCTCCTGATCCTGTACCTGTCCCGGTACCACTACCGTCGCCACCACCTGTACCACTGCCTGTGCCTGTACCCGTGCCTGTCCCCGTGCCAATACCATCACCACCCCCAGTGCCTGCACCAGTGCCACCGCCCGTACCCGTACCTACACCTGTACCGCTACCTGCACCGCCGGGGTCTCCTGTATCGCCTGTACCTGCACCTGTTGTGCCTGAGTCTCCTCCACCAGAAGAGTCCGTTGGCCCAGTTGTGCCTGTACCTGCGCCTGTTGTGTCTGCATCGCCAGAGCCTGTGCCACCTGTAGGCCCAGTTGTGCCAGTGCCTGTTCCATCTGTTCCCGCTCCCGCTTGGTCTTGGTCTGAATCAGTATCGCTTGTACCTAAATCATCGCCCGTGCCTGCACCGCCTGTAGTAGTGTCTGTAGTGTCGGCTGCTCCTGCAGTGCCTGTAGATGTAGTAGCTGTAGATGTAGCGTCGGTGCCTGTGGTGGTTGTAGTTGTAGAGCTAACCCCAGTTGTATCAGAATCAGACGTTCCTAACTCAGTACCACCTGTTGTTCCAGAGGGCGCGGTTGCAGTATCTGTAGAACTAGGAGTGTCTTCTCCTCCACCTAGCCCAGTTCCTGCCCCAGTAACCTCTATAGATTCTTTATCTTCATCTGTGCTTTCTGTAGGTTCAGTGAACTCTTCTACTACTTCGCCAGTGCCTTTATTACGCCACTTTCCACCTTGGCCTTCTTCAAATCTAGTCCCTGTAGCTATGTGTATCCATTCGTTAGGGTCTTCGGGGTTTCGTCTCCACTTACCATCTATAGGTCTACTTGCCCCTAAACCTATATCAGGGGTTTCTGCTGGAGTTTCTGTTGTTTCTGTTGTTTCTGTTTCTCCAGATGTAGTGGTGCCTACTGCAGCGTCAGCACCTGTATCTCCACCCTGTCCAGCACCAGCGCCTGAACCAGCACCGCCACCTCCACCACCGCCGCCACCGCCGCCACCGCCAGCGTCAGTCGGGGTCTCTACGGGCTTTTCTACAGGTTTTTCTACAGGTTTTTCTACAACAGGCTTTTCTATGTCTAACGGTGGGTCTTCGGGCTTTTCAACCGGCTCGACCTCAGTAGTGACTTCTATCTTTTCGTCTGGCTCTCCGTATTCAACTTCCGTAGTAGGCGCATCAGTTCCATCTGAAGTAGTTACTGTAGGGGTGCCTGTTTTAGCCTCTTCTTCAGCCTTAGCCTTAGCCTCTGCTTTAGCCTTAGCCTCTTCTTCAGCCTTAGCCTTAGCTTCTGCCTCTGCTTTAGCCTTAGCCTCTTCTTCAGCCTTAGCCTTAGCCTCTTCTTCAGCCTTAGCCTTAGCTTCTGCCCCTGCTTTAGCCTTAGCCTCTTCTTCAGCCTTAGCCTTAGCTTCTGCTTCAGCCTTGGCCTTAGCTTCTGCCTCTGCTTTAGCCTTAGCCTTAGCCTTAGCTTCTGCTTCAGCCTTAGCCTTAGCCTTAGCTTCTGCTTCAGCCTTAGCCTTAGCTTCTGCCTCTGCTTTAGCCTTAGCTTCAGCCTTGGCCTTAGCCTCGGCCTCCTCTGCCGCTTTAGCCTTAGCAGCAGCTTCTTCAGCAGCCTTTTTAGCTTTAGCCGCCGCCGCTATTTCTTTCTCTTCAGCAGCCTTTTTAGCCGCAGCCTCAGCCTCTGCTTTAGCTTTAGCTGCTTCTTCAGCAGCCTTTTTAGCCGCAGCCTCAGCCTCTGCTTTAGCTTTAGCTGCTTCTTCAGCAGCCTTTTTAGCCTTAGCCTCTGCTTCAGCCTTAGCTTTAGCCTCTGCCTCTGCTTTAGCCTTAGCTTCTGCTTCAGCCTTAGCCTTAGCTTCTGCTTCAGCCTTAGCCTTAGCTTCTGCCTCTGCTTTAGCCTTAGCTTCTGCTT